TCATCATATTCATCAATGGTCGTGCAAATCAGATAAACTTGTACAAGCATCTTCACATCCAAATCTGCAAGAAGTTTTGTTATTACTTCCTTTTTCATCACTTGGCGAGCGTCATAATTCATTTTTTGCGTGAGGGCATAAACATCTTGATTCTGAACGCCCACTTCAATATTCAAATGATTAGCACATGCAACCAGGTGATCGATATTCTCCATCATAAGATTTTTTGCAAGAACCATTCTCAGCGCATCATCTTCAAGCAGATGTGATTTAGGCTTTACATGCTTTAAATAGGCAGTTAATCTTGGAACAATGTTCTTGTTATAATCTTCAGCAGCTTGCTTCGAATGATCTTCTTCTCTTCGATTATTTTTTACTGCAGTTTGCTCCTTCTCTTTCAAATTCACGTACACCACTTTCCCAAGATCTTCGTTTCTGCCAAATCTATCAACCTTGTTGATAATAACAGGTGTTAGGTCCTTACCGGGATCTGTTTCATATTGTCGTATTGTTTGGCCTCCAACTTTTACAGAGCCATTAAAATCAATGGTGGCTAGCTTGGCATCCTTATAAAGATTCTTCGCAAATTTTAGTCTCTGCTCAATATGAGCCTTTGTTTTCTGATCAAAGCACGATTTTTTGGTACACTTATCTTCTTCGGTGATATCATTGAAAAGTAGCTGTTGATTGGTAGTTCTAAAAGGGCAATCGGTGCAAGCTCCGGCATCTTGATTCAATAATGTATCCTCCGTATTAAATGGCGCCTTTGCCAAATAGATGAATGAATCATCAATAAATTCCTTCAGGTCATCATAGGTGCATTTGCAGATATCATCTTCGTCAAAAGAATTGGTATCATCATCCTCAAACCCAACGTATGGGAAACAATTATCAAGGGCTTTAATCTGCTCTGCCGGATCCAGTTTACTAATGAGAACGGCATGAGAAAGGGGTAGTCGATTCATTGATAATAATTCTTGCCCAACTTTATTTAAGTTTGTGAGCTTCAGTCGATCACTGACATACTTCTTTGATTTATGAATTCGTGATGTGAGCCAGTCCAAAGATTCTTTCTTCAGTAATGAATGGAAGGCATTTGCCTCATCCATCGGGCTGACATCTTCGCGCTGTAAGTTTTCGAGGATCTGAATTTCAAGTACCTCATCATCACTCACATTTCGAACGATGGATGGTATGCGTTCCCATTTTAATAACTCGGCAGCTCGAAGTCTTCGCTCACCGGCTACCAGTTCAAAACAATCACCATCAGGTCGCACAGTGATGGGTTGAAGTAACCCAAACTGATTCATTGAATCTGCGAGCTCTTGTATCGATTCTTTATCGAATGATTTACGCGGATTGGTTTTTGATTTTGATATGAATAACACTTCGATATCGACAATCTTGCTTGCTTGTTGTTGTTTTTTAGCTTTGCTCATGATTTATTTTTATAATACCCAATTAGAAAATTTGTTTACGTTAAAGCATCCTTCTGCAATGCGTTGAGGAGCTGTTTTGGTTCGTGTTCGGTTTGATCGGGGGCTTTTTACGGTTGGTAATCCGTGTCGATTGCAGTACTCCCATACAGCGAAGTATCGAATCTTTAAATGAACTGCCATTGTATTGATGTCGATTGTGGCTGAGTTAGCCGTGATGTAGTCTTTTTGATCTTGTGTCATTGGTTTATTTTTTGGGTGATTTAATAAAAGTGTCCTATTCATCTATTTCGTCAAGAATCAAGGATGTTATTTCGGTAATAACAAAAAGGGTGATAAGGAAAGTTATAAATCCAAATGTTACCACAATCGTATCGCATCTTTCTTCATATACATTACAAGCCTTCCAATGCCATCCGTCTGTTACTAAAAAGAATAATGTTTCAAGAATCCAAAAGGAGAATGTAAACGCTCCGCAGTTTTTAGCTACTGCCCATAGTTTTTTTAATATTTTTCCGCTCATGTTGTATATATAATTTACTGGTTACTTTTTAAAATGGCTGTCTTTCCAGCCTGTCAGGTAACTTGTCACTCAATTGTGTAATCCTTATCTCTGTCATCTTCGCTGTCTACCAAGCAGCTTGAAGGAGATTGCATTTGATACCTTCGTGCAATCGGTTCTCTCGGTGGTATCACCTACCCGAACTCAATTCGGGATCCATTATAAAAGGTTGTCGGGAAGGCAGGATTCGAACCTGCAAAACATCGTGGTCTGTTTATTTATCTCAAATGGCTGCTATATCTTCCAAGGCCACATCTATCCGATTTACATCACCATTCTTGAGCGTCTTTCCAATTCCGCCACTTCCCGAGTTGGGAGCAGCCTCTAATCTGCTCCCTCATTCATTAACATTAATTAAGATCTAATCCAAGATTCCGCTTGGCCGTTTTAGAAAGGTGTCTTTCCAAAGTTTTCAATAACCACTCCTGCATCTGCAACATGTACAGTTTTACCGGTTAGGTTTTTAATTTCTTCTTGAAAGTGCGCAGCATCTGAATTGCCATCACTCAGATGAATAAGCACGATATTGTTTACTTGACTTAAATCGTTTGCCTCTAACAATTCCTTGCACGTCTCCAGGCTCATGTGCGACTTGATGATGCGATCGTTCAGGAATTGTGGTAAATACCCTTGTGAACGTTTCTTCTCGATGATTTCTTTTGAGTAGTTGGTCTCAACGATAATGTTGTTGAGATGACGAAAAGTGTATTTACAATAGAATGAATCTGTAAGAAATAAAACATTTCCTGTGTCGTTGTGGTTAATCAGAAACCCAAGAGGTGATGCAGCATCATGTTGTACATCAAATGCTTTCACCGAAAATCCACCCATTAACCGACAATGACCAGCTTCTAAGATTGATGCTCTATGATGATTTATACACTCTATTGCAGTATGTGTTTTTTGTGAGGACCATACATTGATTCCGGCCTTCATAAAATCTATCGTATAGTCTGAATGATCACCATGCTCATGCGTTAATAGGCAGCCCACCACTTTGCGTAGATTATAATTTAAGGCTTGCTTCACCTTATCGAACTTCACACCACACTCAATAATGAGCGCTTCACTATCATTCTCAAGAATGTAACAATTGCCTTTGGATGAGCTGCCTAGTACTTTGAGTTTCATTAGAAATTTGGACCTTTAGTTTGTTCTTCTACTTTAACTGTATCGGTTGTAACAGGATTCGAATTGATCTCTGCTTGTTGTTCCGGCTCAAATCCAATTTCTACTTTATTCGCGTGTTCAATAATCTCCTGGCGAACCACTTCTGCTTTAGCATCAACAGTGGTATTTTCATCCTCATCGGTAAACAAATCACTATCATCTGATGAGTTGATCAATATTTTCACAGCTCGATTAATAACTGTCTTCATAGCCATCTGATCAGGGAAATTCTTATGAGCCGGTGATTGTCCTTTGTTTGGTCCTTGGTTCCAGGCTGCTTGTACTTGTGCCATGGTCATCACCTCAACCGATTTACGTCCGTCTTCCATCTCCACATAAGCATAGGCCCCGACGATCTTACCACTTGCCATGGTCGTAAGTGATTGAACATGCTTCGTAATCTTTTTTAGACCCGATTCCACATCCATAATAAATTCAAATTCGTCTCCTTCATAAACCACATTTGCAGATATATTTTTCATTCCGTTTCGCTTGGCGATAGCTATGGAACCGGCATACTCACGTTGAAGGGTCAGTTTGTTACCATAGGCAATGAATGAACATTGACGTTTGTTTGGATTCAATCCCTGCAGTACCATTTTTAGGAGTGCATTTGCAATTGATTGCTGGGTGCACACTTGTAGCACTGGCAAGTAGTCATTGCCCTGCTTGGCTGTTGTTTCCTGAAGGATGAGCCATGCGGCCCGTACCGAGTTCTCAGCGCTGTAATCTTTTGGAAGCTTTAAGTCTCCGGTAGTTTGAAATGAAGATATTCTTGAAAGTACTCCATCCACTAACTCGCGTTGTTGAGGAGCCTGTACTGCTTGGTTTTGTGCCGGTTGCACCGGCGCTGCTACATTTGTCATAATTCTAGTATTGGTTTTTATTAATTAATGCGTAATTGTTTGTCGGTAGATACGATGAGGTTGATGATTTGGCTTTCACATGGGATCAGTTCATTCACTGACTCTCTGTTATCGATGAAGATTGGAGCATACACCTGATGGTGGCGGCATAATGTATTTATGACATCAATACCGGCTACAATCTGTCCGGCTGTATTTGCCGATGAGTATGGTACCCAGGCGCCATTCGTATTCACGAGAGCCTCGCAACACTCAACCTCGCCACCGTTGATTTGAGATTCGAATAATTTGAATTTGATGATTGAGAACTTACTATTCACAGACTCAACCATGCTATCAATTTTCATCTTGTTGAATGAATCAAGCACAAATTCTTGCCCCTCCAAATCGGCAAGTTGTTGAGCGTAATTAGCCTCTTGTTTATTGAGCTCATCAATTCTTTGCTTGATGGTATCGATTAAAGATTTACCGGCAAGCTTCTTGTTTAGTTCATCAATTTCTGATTGACATTGTGCTCGCTGATTATTAAGTTCTGTGAAATCGGTTTTTGTTGTTGCTTCAGGAATAACAAATGTGCTAATCTTGTTCTCAAGGTCTAATATTTCCTGAGTAGGTTGTGGTATATTGTTTTGAAGATTGGAAAGCTCGCCACGTTTAATTCTGATAGCCGTTTCATTTGCCTCAATACTAGAATTCAACTTCGAAATAGCGTCGTTACACTGTGCTGAATCTGCTTTTCTTTTTTCTATGATGCCGGCATTGTACTTCCCGGACGTAGAGATCTGATCTAGTTGCGCAGTCTTTGATGCATTGAAGTTGTTTCTAAGTTCTTGCTCAATGTCAAATATTTTATTTTCATCCAATTTGCGCAAACAAGAAGGGCATACGGTCTTATCATCGGCCATTGTAAATTCCTGCTCGTTGATAGTATTCCATCGATTACGCAGATTCGTATTTTCAATTTCTAACTGTGAAATCTGTTGATGGTTTTCGTGGATCGAATTTTCATTTCTTTGAATAGATCCTTTGGCTCCGGATATTGCATATTCCAATTCTTGAATCTGTTGCTTAAGTGTATTGATGGCACTTGTATTGGAATTAGATAATTCATATCTGAGTTGTTGAACTTTTGATTTCATGGCGTTCAACTCATTCTGCTTGTCAAGTATGGACTGATTGGCTTCAGTATGCGCCTTGGTAATATCATCCTTCTTATCATCGATGATTTTGATCTGATCTTTGAAGTATTGAATCTTTTGCTCGATGGCAGCGTAATCTTCCGGTTGTGGCATGGATCTGTTCGCCTCATCAACTCGGGTAGGGATGGCATCAAGCGCTTCTTTTAAATTCTTCTTTTTAGAAGCGATTTCTTTTTTGTACTCCAGGATCGATTTACCTTGATTGAGCATTGTACGTATGTCATCAATCATTTGTTGATTATCCGGTGTTGCTATTTTACCGAATATCGAAGCTTCATCTATCGTATTGGCCATTGAAAAAAGTACTGATCTGCGATCTTGCCACTTCATATTGGTATTGAAATAAAGTGGGTTGGTGATCAGTTTAAAAAGACTCTCGTCTACTATGCCCGAAACCTTGGCTTGGAATTCTCCTGCGTTCAAAGGAACATCATTCCAAAAGAATACATTCTCATTGCCTGTAAACTCTGCTGTGGGTGCACCGCGTTTCTTGGTCCACTTTTCGCGAAGAATTCTTTTGAGGTTTATTACCTGCAGCTCAACCTGTAGTTCAACTTCAACTTCGTGTTCGATCTGAGGTATTACTTGGTTGTTAGCATCCAATGTCTTCACCTCGAAGTCTTTTCTGTCGCACGAATCCTTTCCGAATAAGCACCATGTGAAGGCATCGAATATGCTTGTTTTACCTGCAGCATTTTCGCCATAGATATTGGTTAATTGATTAAAGGAAATCTCCATCGAACGGATCCCCTTAAAATTAGTCAGTTTGATTTTGCGTATTTTGATTTGCATGATATTAGTCTTGGTGTTGAAGTTGTGAAGAATATTGTTTTTCTCGTTTCAGCTCATCCATGTATAAGCCATGAGCTTTCTTAAGCACCGCGCGTTCAACATCAAAGCAGATGGCTTCATACGCAGCTACGATGAGGCGCAAGTCGATGTTGTCGTCGGCGGTTAGGATATTGGCATCCATGATATTGTAATCATGTATGCAGATCGGGTTGTCATGCAGGGGTATGCAATCAAATTCGATACGGAGGTGGAAGCCTCGAAAAGTTTCTTTGAAACTTAATTTTTTGTGATTTAATTTTGGCATCTTAATTGGTATTGGTAATTTTTTATGAAGAGCGGAGCTGGGTACTCCGCTTTTTTTATTCGGGGATATCAATGGATTGAGTAGGTTCAGAAATAAGTCTTCCAACGAGCGAATTATATGTGGGGGCTACAGATTCGGCAATAGGCATATTATCTGGCTGCCAAACATGAACATCACCATTATTTTGGAACGTAAGGTTTACAGGTCCTTCGATTTCGTGAATGATACAATGCTGCACCAATTCTTTTATCTGATCTGTTGTTGTTGCTAGTGTTTGATTGATGAGTTGCATATTTTAATAGTCTTGATTGTGATCTGTTTCTTCGAATCTTTCTTCAACGGCTGTCATGTAGCCTGCTTGGTAGCTGAGTTTACATACTAGAAGGATAAGTGCTACTATGCCGATGATTATTAATAGCAGTAATGCTGAGGATAGAGATTGTTCCATGGTGTTTAATTAAAAAGGTGAGTGTATAATTTAAGCTCTTCGTTTTTGTAGTGGATGGCTGAGCGGCATTGACTAATGATGTATGCGTTCTTATCTTCTCGCTGTAGTTCTTTGTTCAACATTGATTCTTGTAACTCTATATTGATCTTGATAACACCCCATCGTGGGATTAAGCTGAAATCAATTTGTACATACTTTCCGATGTGTTTATTTGTTTCCATGAGATGCTTTTATTTTGTGGGTTTTGATGAGTTTATTTTATATCGTCCGTCTTGGGTAATAACTACTTCGTCTCGTTCAATCATGGCGTAAATGGTTCGCCTGTCGCACTTCAAATGCTTTGCTAGTCCTGTTTTTGTTCTGAACAACAAAGGCGCTTCTTCGGCTTTGTACTTCTCAACCGCTTTGGTTGCGGCTAGTTCAGCGATCTCGTTTATTTGTTGCCAGGTTATTTGCATTTGAATCAATTTGTTTTTAAAAGGTGGGAGGCAACAAACCCTACTTTACTACCTCCCGACCTTTCATCATTAAAAACCAAAAACAGAGGTTAGGCTATTATTGAATTTCTTTTGTCAATTTGCTTTCGATAAAAAGCAATCATTTTGGTTGCTAAATCGGCATCCTTCCCATCGCCATTCAGGTAATTGTAAATTGTGTTGTGGTGGACATCCAGCTTTCGCTCGCACTCTTTTTTGTCTTTTCCTGTCACGTCCTTTTTCAACTTTTTCAACTCATCATTCAATTTTTGTAAGTGGCTCATTTTGTTAATGTGTTTTACTTTTGTTCTATTTGTGAATTATTTGTGTACTTTTGATTTACAACCGAATCACAATGCAATGATAAATACAATTTGTAAGATTATCAAACACTTTGTAATATTTATTTGCAAACGTATTGTTAACACTATGTAAGATGAATGAACTTGAGCAGTTATTAAAAGAAATCCAGTACCGAACAAATGAAAGCATTGAGCAGATAGCCAGTAGAATAGGCTATTCTAGACCCTATTTAAATACAGCTAAGACAAAAGGAAACGGTAAGATAGTTGAATTACTTAAATCGAAGTATCGAGATATATTACAAAGTGTCTCATCTCAGCCCACTATTCCTTCCAATATCACCCTATCCCCTGAAGGGAAGGTGAAAAAGCAGCGAGTATTAGACCAATTCAATCAAGTGCCTTTTTATGATGTAGATTTTGCAGCCGGTAATATTGAGATGCTAGGCACCGATAATGTGCAACCATCGTACATGATGGACATCCCCATCTTTAAAGGCTGTGCGGCGTTTAATGTGTATAGTGATAGCATGGAGCCGCTCATGAAAGCCGGCAACATAATGTTTTGCTCCAAGTTAAAGAATTGGCGCGATCATTTGGAGTTTGGGCAGATTTATGCCATCAGTATGGATGACAATAGAAGATACCTAAAGTACATCCGCAAATCACAGGATCCCGATAAGTTTCTACTCGAATCAGCTAACCCTTTTTACGAACCCTTTGAGATACCAACCAAGATGATCCGATCCGTGTGGCTTATTGATGGCTGGATGAGCAAGAAGACCCAGTAACTAAAACCTAAATTATAAACATGAAAATCATCTCACCTTTATTAGAAATCAATGCGATGGCTAGTTTAATTCCAATTTTATTTTTACTCATACTTGGCATTGCCATCTATGTGCTTATTGTTCGATGGGTATTCAGAATTGATACAATAGTGAGTTCTCAGAAAGCGCAAAATACTAAACTCGATGAAGTGATTTCTCAACTCAAACAACTAAACGAAAACAGATCTTAATTCGAAAAGCAATAAATTTAGAAAAAAATTTTATGAAATACATACTAATTCTAATTGCAACAACTTCACTATTCTCATGCGTGCAAAATCCGGCAAGTACCGGATTGCATACCGTGCAATGCCAAGCGTACAAAGTAACTATGCCCGGAAATGATACCACGAAAATAGAAGACCTGGACACATATACCGCAACAGATAAAACACCTCAATTCTATGAGAATTGGTGGGGTATACGAACAACGCAAACGGGATATACTTTTTACGATTGCTGGTATAAATAACCGCACGCGCCAAATAATTACTATGCTTGAAATTGATGCCCGAATACTTGCTGCTATTGAGGAAATAAAGCTTTCCGGTGTGTATCAGTATGATAAAGAAATTGCCGAAAAACTTGGAATGAAAAAGCAAAATTTATCACTCATTCGCAAACAAGATGGCGTGGCTTCGTTTACCGTCGAGCAGATTTATAGATTTTGTAAAACGTTCAAGTACGACGCTAATTTCATCATGGGCATTACCAAATCGCGCAAGATGCTTAATTCATCTTCTCTCCAAACTCTCGATCAATCTTAGCATCCGTAATTTTACCATACACGGCAAAGGTGCTGTGCTTCTTAATACCCATTGTTTTCATGGTGGTTTCTGTACTTACACCGGCATTTAATTTACTTACCGCAAATGTGTGCCTGGCCACATGGGTTGTCAGCTCAAAAGGTAGCCCCATATCGCGCCCAATTGCCTTCACAGCTTTGTTGTATTTGTCATAGCTGCTTATCGGTCGTTCTATGTTGTCTATCGCTTCCTGCAGCTTGGGATACATAGGTATGTAATGCGGGTTCTCAGTCTTTTCGTCTGTGAGATAATACCGGCCATCTTTGATTTGATGTTTTGAATAGTTTTGTAAATCTCCGGCCCTGCATCCAAGATAAATCTGCAGCACAAACCAACGGCTCGCATTTCTCCAGGTTGTATCTGTTGAGTTATGGTACTCCTTAATTTTTTCGATTTGCTCCAGGCTCAGAAAATGCCGCTCCGGGTTCTTGTATGGAGGCATCTTGTACTGCCCTTTCTTACTACCTATCGGGAAAGGAAATTCGATACTATCTGCAGCAAGATTGAGCGCCGATTTTATGAACTTGAATATGGTCCAAATACTCGTTCCTTCATATCCATCCTTAATGAGCTTCTGATGAAATAATCCTAACCATTTGGGCGTGATTTCTACTATGCCGGTATTCTTGTATTCGGGCAGTATATTCGTTCTTAAAATCGCCCCGTATCGCTTTTTTGTATTCTCGGCTAAAGGTTTGGTATCGATGTAGCGCTGGGCATATTCTGCCAGCGTATCAATTTTTGAGTACTTGTTATCGATGGCAATTTTAGCAAGGTCTATGTTTAGGTTTCCATACAACCTGATCACCTCCAGCAAACTTTTTTCGGCATCATTATACGCCATTCGGATTTGTTGATTCTTGTACTCGTGCTGTGGATCCTTACGAGAAATGTATTTGAAATCTGCAGCACCTTTTATAAAATTCTCTTTGCGGCAATTGATGCCTGTTGTCTTTAGTAATCGTTTCCTATTAACCAGGACTTGGACATACACGATCCCGGATCCGTTTTTCTTTTCGGTGAAGATGATGGAGAGGGAATAATTGCTTAGGTGCAACATTGGGTGTAACAATAGGTGCAACAAAACTACACAGATATGTACAAACATTGTACTTTTTTTGTACGTCCATCGATTAGGTGCAACAAACAAAAACCCCCGTAATGCAGTAATTACAGGGGTTTTGCGTGTTTTTAAGTCGTGCCCAGAACAGGACTTCTTACAGCCCTGCAAACACCGTATTCATTGGGTTTCAATAAATAGGTGCAGCAAACAAAATTTAAGCATTCTCGGCCGTAAGTATTTTATCATCCGAGCTGGTGACATATCGCTTTGCAAGGTTGGATACCCAGGCACCTATTCCGAGCATTGCAGCGGCTTTTAAATTCGGGAAAGTGATATCATTGAAATGACCGCTTGTTATTGCAGGTTCCGCAGCTTTCCATACTGCAGTTCCTACGAAAGCAATGGCGCCGGTTACTCCGGTGTGCAAGATGTCTTGAAAATTAAGACTTAAGAATTTCGATTTCATACTATTTAAAATTTAATGGTGACGAATTAACGAGAGGCAGCTTGTGATTTGCGTTCCTTATGTTCTTTATACAAATCACCTTCTTTGAAATCCTTAATTTCTTCTATCAAGCACTCCATAATACGAGATGAGCGATCCATCATATTCGTCTGCCTATCAAGTGAGCGAGTATTATTGCTTATGATATCTTGCATTTTTACCCTGTCCTCTTCCATGTATCGTTTTATTTCACCTCTTACCTGTGTTAACTCCAAGGATGTTCGTTCGGTAAACCTATCATACCGTCTCCATAGTATCCATCCGCAGAAAGCTAATAAGGCTACTAACGCGCCCTGTTTAATCAATGCTTCAAATATTGCTGTCTCCATTTTATTTTAATAATTGTTTTATGTGGTTAACCAATCGCTTAAGCCATTCAGGTAATTTGAACCCATTTCCCATTCTTTGCGAATACTCATAATCACGATAATATCCGGTCATAATCTTGTTGTTTTAATGATCACATTGCCATTGAGTACCATCCCATACCTGCCCATTAATCCAATCGATAGTGGGTAGTTGAATGGCATTTAGTCCGTTTGCGTAATTATTGTATTTGGTAATGAAATAGTTTTTGATGGTAGCTTCATCAATCGTTTGTGCAAACCGCTCGGTAAAGATGAATACGACAGACTCGCCATCTAAACGCTCCAAGCCGGGGAACAATGCCCGGTACGAATTAAGTGTACTTGCCTTGTCTGGTAATGAGGTAAACTGCGGAGGCACTTGTACATTAAACTGAAAACGCACCTCGATAGAGTCTGAGTTTTCAATCTTTGAGTTTTCGAGAATTTTAATTTTAGATTCTGCATCTGAGAAAGCTGCAAGGAAGCTGAATAGTGCTAAAAAAAGTAGTTTCATAATGGTGGGTTTTATTCTTCAGTAAATTCGATTGATATGTTGATAGAGCCACCTGTAAGCGTGGCACCGTTTAAATTAATGCAAAGGGTTTGCGAGGTACCCGAAAGAATGATGGGTTTGCTTCGCTCGCCAAAATCTATCACCTCTTGGTATTTTGTTGTTGCCGTAGTTGCCGGTATAGGTATACCCAAAACACGTATATCGCCCACCGCAGAGCCTGTGGTAGGATTGGCTGTAAATATTTTTATGCTTGAAGTTGCCGCAACATCTGTTGCCTCGTGTGGTACTAAGGTGGCTGTGGTTGATGAGCCTCCGGTGGATGCGGTGGACCTTCGTTTTAAATAAAATGTTTGTTCGCCTCCTGTGGTTTGGGTACCTGAGATGATAATTTTATTGATGGATACGGTTTTGGATGAGCTGCCAATGATCTCAACCAAATCGGTGCAGCTTGATGCAGGTACTACCGTAAAAGCTGCCGAGTAGCTACGTTTATGCGTAGATTCTAGTTTTGTTAAACTAGATCCGTATTTTGTAACAGAACGTTGCGACCAATCGCCATTGGCACTTGATGTGCCGTTTGGGGTTAAGGTATCCGCTCGTACATCTACAATTTTAAATCCATAATAACCATTTCCACTTGCAGCATCCTCGGTAGTCATTTGAGATAAATCGCCGAGGGCTGTAGCTGAGTTTACATTGGTATTAACCTGACCGATGGTTTGCGTTCCTGCAGCTATTGAAATTGTTGGCTGTGTATAAGGTACAGTTCGCAGAACGGTGAAGGCTTGGCATGTTGCACCACCCGTAATACCTGTTGCAATACGAGCCCGTATAAATTTAAAGGGAATGGTACCTGTCCAATAGCGCGTGGTATTTGTAGCAAGACTATAACTTGCAACCGGTGCCACTAAGGGATTATTGGCATCGTATAAATAGATTGATGAATAGTTTGTGGAATCGTTTGACCCTTCAAAATTAATAGCTCCGGCACTAACGGTACCCGATACTACTATTTGCAACGATAATGACCGATATGAATTTGAAGAGCCATTAAAAGTATTATACGATGCTGCACCAGCGGTGGCTAGTATTACATTATTACCAACTGTAGTTTGCGAACCTTGCCCGGTTACAAACAAATCCATCACTTGTGTGGTATTGGTTGTAACAGTATCGGTACTTGATTTGAACCTCGTAATGTTAGCATTTAGATTGCGTGCAACAAGCGATGTATCTTGGACCATTCGTATATTGCCTTTTGCATCGAGCGATAAATAGTTGGTTTGACCTGTAGAGTATGCAGGTGCAGATGCGGTTACCGCGCCCATCATTATTTTACCCTTATCGGATGTAAGTGTAGTGCGTCCGGGTAAGTAGTAATAGCCTTTAATCGAATCTAAAATATCCGAGCTGTGTTGTGTATGGGTTTCGATAGTAGCCAAGTTGGTTACATAGGCATCGATATCGTTAAGCACTGCGTTGGTGAGAATTAGATTTGTATTAATCGAATCTACTTTGATGCCGTAGAGTTGAGAAATAACGGTATCTGTATTTGGCTTTAAGCGAGGTATAAGAATGTACTTACGTTGTGAGTTACTATCCACTACAGCAACCACAGATCCAATGGAATCGACTTTCACATGCGGATTTGTATTATACACAAATAACGATGAATCGCTGCGGTAAATAGGTTTAGCCGGTATGGTATCGCCTGTATAACGTTTGGCGCGTATTTCGCCACCATAACTTTGTCCAAAGCTTTGTACTGAAATAAGTGTCAGTATCACAAAAAGTAGTTGTTTCATATCAATTAAATATTCTTAATGTTCCTTTTACAAGTCGGATGGCTGTTTTTTGGTTCCAGTTCACCGCAGCATACGTCTCGTTGTAATAATCTTCTATAGCCCCAACCAATTTTATTGTGAATCGCGATTCGGCAGCGGCTATCTCTATATAATCACCTTCGATATTGAGGTTGGATAGGTTGATTGAATGATCAGAGGTTAACCCACCTGCAGGATAGTAATACGCTGTACCGGCTACGGCAACTATATCTTCGTTATTCACCTGTACTACGTTGCTGATATTCATACGGGTGATGTCAGCGACTGAAGATGATGTACCTACAATTTTTCCTGTAGTATCAACCATTACAAATCCTTTACCTTCATTATACTGTAGCTCGTAACCTGCAGGTATGGCAATTGATTTGATGATTTTGTAAGAGTTGGTACCATCATTTTTATATACAACAACTGTGTTTGAAACAGACGCATCTGTGTTTTTTATCGAAATGACTTTCACCCGATTTGAAGTCGGTGCCACCGGAGTAGAAAGTATTGATGTGTCACCAACGGAAGTAATTCGCGTTTGTTGCGATCTGTTGTAACTACCAATGCCGGCTGTTGATGAATTATAATGAACGACTACATCAACACCTGTGGCGCTGCTTGTTGTGATGTATAGCGATTCAATTAATATCATGATAAGATTTGTTTCGACCAGCCGTTTTTGAATGAGTAATAAAGTGTTTCGCCTGCAGCCAGGGTCATGGTTATGCTTGTTTCGTAATTAGAAGAGCCGTCATACTTGATTACGATTACAGTATTAGAAACAGATGCATCGGTATTGGTAATGAAGATCTCATCAACTCGACTCATCTGATCAGTTCCGGGTGCAGTTAGTATCGGAGTCGTTGTTGCCGTTGAGATTTTTGTATTCTGAGTCAATGAAAAAATATTGTCGCTGAATAAGTCGTAGCCTATTGACACGTCAAGACCTGCAGTTGAGCTGCTTGTGAGTTTCAATAATTCAGACGCGTTCAGTATCATAATTCGAGCGATTGAGATTTGATTTCCGGTCCGGATCCGGCTTGATTATGTATTAATGAATCGAAGTAGAATGCAAGTCCTCCATAGAAACAGAATAGAACTATGTGAAAGCCTATCCCGATGAAAACATTGTAATTATTGAAGATGCTTGGGGCAACAGCAAGAAGTAAAATGTAACTGAGCTCTGTGAATCGTTGACGCGAGCATACGTCGCAACCTCCGAGCGACTTAAACAAAAAAGTGTTTTCTCTTTTCAAATCTGCTAGTAATGGCTGTATGAAATCAAAGAGATTGCCCGGACGTATCAGGTAGAGGTACAGCCGTCCGGTGCCAACCGAGGCAATGCATAAAATGATGTAGAGAAGGATGAATTCGAGCATATTTTAAGTTTTTAGCAACACAGCGCGTTGGGTTTAATTTCTATTTTATAGCATCCAACAGTCGATCCTGTTGAGTCATACACACCAATGATGTATGTGTAGTCCTCATTCATATTCTCCATGTTGCAGACTGCGTAATCGGATGCATTGAGTAAAAAGGCAATATTGAACATCGCGCCATTGAAGGATGTTTTGATTGTATGTTGATCAGTAATTGCCATGGGTATCACCAGGCTATCGCACTTGGTTATACAGGGTAGTGTTATTGGAGAATCGCAGCACATCTTAAAGAGGTTTTAGGTTTAGAACAATTATGTTTTCGATAGTGCCTCCGGCATTGATGGAAATGTTGAAGTGGTTACTGGCTTCGACAATATGCACGGTATAGGATTCGGAAGCATTGGACGCGCCGGAGTAATTACGATCAAACAACACATCCCCATCCGTATTCGCAAAAGACATGTACGTGAAATCTTCATTGCGACCAGTTATATCATGCGATACAGCCATTGGGTAATGGAATGTGTCTTTGCAATCAAGATCGCCATAATCAATACTCAAATTATCGATACTACAGAACGAAGCGATTGTGCTATGTACAATCTGATACTCGAATTCTAATTTGGCGCCATAGTTTGACGTGATGATGCCTTTATACACGCCATCTGACATGTCGTGCAATTGGTGATTAATGGGAACGGTAATGTCGTAGGTCGAGGCATCCCCATCTCCAAAATCTACATAATAGAGTCTCTCTGCATTGGATCCCGGTATGTTATTGATGAAAGTTGTTCCGCGAACTACTAGCGTTATAGTAGTGGTTCCAATACCGGATAAGCTCGCACCGTTTATCATATCCAACAAGCCAACTTCATGCAGTGGAACGCAGCCGGTTGATCCTGATGGAGGACAATCACACGGATCTATTGTGCAATTAATACCGTTCGTTACTTCAATCGTGTCGAAATCAACAGCCACAATTGTAAACTGTTTATCTGTAATATCGGTACCTGTTTCTTCTTTAAAAACACGAGTTTTATCGATATCGGATTTCAACACCGTATGGCCAAGCCTGGAGATAGCATTGACGAGTATTTTTAAAACATCATCTTCGTTCGCATCCTCATGCACGGCTACAATTCTGCAAGGAGTTATTTTTTTGTAGAAAGCGATTCGTGCTCCACGTTTAACGCCTGTGTAGTTTGAGTTCTTAGTAGACCGTATGTAAAAATGATTTCCGTTTGTATCGCTTATTCCGGCATACTCCTGTTCGTATTCATCAATGACGATATTCTTCCCATTGGGTATGCTTACATTGGCAAAGCCCTTCTGAAAAGTTGGATACTTGTCGAGAATAAAGGATTTGATATCTTCTAGTTTTGAACTCATCTTTTTTTAGCAACTACGACTGCTTGATTTTTGATTTCTTCTTTTACAAATTGTTTTTCGTTCCCGGACAAACCAAACACATCATACTCTTCTTCAAGCGCTTCGAATTTCTTTGATTCTGTGAGGTTGGTGGTTCCGTATAGCACACTGTTGCCAAACTTTTGAACCTCTAAGTTTTTCTCCAGCGAGCCGGAATACTTCAGATTCTTTCGGTCTGATCTTCTACCCTGCATATCTCTAAATCCGGCATAACCGGTGGCAATAAACATGGTTTTATTTCCTGTCTTTCGCTTCCCAATTTTATTTGGTTTGCCTATTCCTTTAAAAACAGACTTTCGTATAAATTGCTCTTTGGCAAAATATGCCGGAGCATCTGAGTAGGTACCAATGTCGCTTCCATCGGTTCGTAGGCCCTTATCAAAAATTCGTTGATTGTGCATAGCCTTTAATTCAAGCATCACGGATTGAGCAATCACATCCGGCATTAATCTGTCGAGATTGGAAGCAATTTCCTTGAGCCTGGTATTTAAAGCCTCAAATGACATTTAGATGTTTGGTTTTATTTGCATGCCTCCACAATCAACGCATCTGCAATTACCGTCGTTTCGAGCAATGTACCCGGTTAATCCATCCATGGCAGATTCAAGATAACTGGCGTATGCAGCATAGGCTGCTAAAGATTGATCTTTCATTTCGTCACCCTTGTAAATGGTCAGATAATTCATTCGGTTATTACGAAGCATATCATCGTAAAACATAGCACCACACAATTCATAAGCAGCTTGTCCGATTATTTGATCATTGGCAAGATCACACACCAGTGTACTGATATCGCATTTCAAAGTAATATCTGCTTCAATGCCGTATCCTTCAGTCGGGATGATGGCTGAATTACTGAGGCCATTGAAAATAAGATACTCATTTTTTGGACGGCCACCACAACCACATTCAGGCTTATTGCTATAAACAATCGTATCGGATGGAATGGTGATTTGCACCTCATTCCCCACAATGGTTTTATTGATCACAAACTCGTTCACTACATTTGCTTCCAATGAAACAGTTGCAGGATAAGTTACTCCTGCACCTACGTCTGAGATGTGTAAAATAACATCCTTTGATTCTGCAGCGTAAATACGCACCTTATTCACGATAATCTTGTGAAATCTGCACCACGTCTTTATTTTGCCAATGACAATGCCTCTTCGTTGAGAAGATGAACCGGCAGAAATTGTTGTATAGGGTGTGTTATACGACCCGGATTGATATCTGTTTGTGGCAATTGTGTTGACCTTGTACTCCTTATTGATAAAGGCAAGCACATCGTTGTTCAACTTCTGCATCGCTCTTCGTCGCAAATCAACAAGATACGCGTATCCGGTCATCGTTCTTTCGTCTGCAACATTGGACGCAGACTTCAAGGTTATTCCGGGATAATCCGTAATAAACATACCACTTAATGGAGCCGTATCAGGCGAGCACGGGGCTTTGATTCCAATAATATTATCCAAGCAGGACATAGGAGTAATTTTAAAAAGAGGGGCTTTTTACACCCCTCTTTTAATGAATGAAAACGATTACGGATTGTTGCAGAACACGTCAGAAAGCGGACACACATCATACTTAACGATACCGTTGAAGTTTGAATCCTTGCATCCGATTAAGGGAAGCATTACTACTTTGTAGTAACATCCAACGCGCCATTGGAACTTTTTGCATTTTGGATCAAACACAATGTCATAATCAAACACCATACCCGTTGCAGGGTCGGCAATTGTTGTGAACATGAATGTTGTGTTATCGGTATTTACCATGTTGATAGTTTTCATATCAAGAAGGCTGATACTGTTTGTACGAGATGCGAAAATTCCGGTATTAGCTGACCAAGTGATAATATTTGCCACTTGTGGTAACACGGCGAACAATACATCATTACCTACCTCAGTAGGTGCTGTGTTTGTTGCGTTTACGTTGATGTCATAGAACGCGTTCAGCGTATCAATAGCACCTACGTTTAATCCGTTGTTGTTGATACTGGCACGCTTTACCGTATCCTTCCAGTAAGCGATAGATCGGTTACCGATAAGGATTGGCATGTCAGGGAAACCGGCATCAGCAAAATCAAGTTTGATTGATGTATCAACATTCCAAACAGGAGATTTTGTAGCGTCGTCGATCAACTTCAATTTTTTAGTTTGAGCTGAAGCAGAAGCATACCCTGCGTTGGTGTTGAGCGCCAACAAACCTGCCAAGCTAACGGCATCTTTGATTTTACCCATTTGGTCGTAAGCGAATCCGGCCATTACATCTTGAATGTCCAATGATCCGAGGTCTCTGAAAGATGAGATTGGTGCGTTATGCCATGCAGATCCTGCATAGTCAAACGAGTCATACGTGGTGTAGTCAGTCATGTCTACGTCTGTGCCTGCATCTGTGCAGGCTGGCTCAGCCGTAACAACTGCGGTACAAGCTGTCTTTCTTCGTGTCACAACGTATCTTGTATTCTTGCCATTAGGCTTACCTATCAAATTGGCTTGCATTTGCGAGCCATTTGCTGGAGAGAATAAAAAGTCTAACGTTCCGACATTACTACGATAAGGCTTGCCCGAGAAAATATCAGAAAGTTTTTTCTGAATAATAAACGTTGCATTATTATTTGCCATTGTAATTAATTGGAAATAAGTTAGTTCTTGTCCACTTGCATAGGTAGGAACTGACACCAATTAAAGTGATTCTGATTTATTAAGGCTCACGAATCAAAGCCAAGGGTTTTTGTTGTCCGCGATACCCTCGCGTAAGGTTTGCAAGTATGTTTATACAACAGACGCATTTACGAAGGCTTCTGCTAATTTATTAGCACCTTCTAAAGCGTTTGGTTGTGTGTGTATGGGTTGTGCCGGTAGTGCCGGTGGTGGGTTTCCTACGCCTCCTGATGCAGCTCCACCTGAAGCAATCTTCGGAAGTTCGTATTCTTCGGCTAACTCCTTCACCACGTTTTCGAGTGTTTGGAATTCGGTCTCAGATTTTCGAAGCTTTGTTTCAGGGTTTGTCAAATCAAACAACTCGATATCTTCACTATCGTTGAGCTTGATTAATGCTTTTTTTGTCAATGGATCCATGAGAAGCTTTGCGGCTTTCTCTGCAGGCATTGAGGTAACTCCTTGAAGAATTTTTACAAGCTTGGTTTGAAGCGTTGCTGTCAACTTACCTGTTTTGACATAGTTGTCAAAATCTTCTTTGTATTTCTTCTCGGTATCAATAAGCTTTTGCTCGTACTCCGAGATTTTACCGTTTGCAGCATCCAACATTTTCTGTAACTCGGTTTCGCTGGTGCCTGTTTTTATGGATACTTTTTCACGGATTGCATCAACTACGGCATCAAATGTTTTCCCATCATTCTCAGGGTCTTTCATCACATCTTCCAACTCAGCGCTGGTGAGTTTGTTTCCAAAAATCTTATTTACCTTTTGTGCAGCATCTTTGAAATATTTGCCCTTCCAGGTCTTGCGCTCATCATTCATCTTGGCGTTGAAATCTGCTTCGAGGAATGGCTTAGAATACTCCTGAGCAGCACGAAGACAAGTTTGAACATCTTCCGGTCGATCATCATCGGCAAGCAATGCTTCTACCAACTGATCAATGTTTTGAACTTTCAATGACGCTAGATAATTCTTAAGATTTTTAGACATATTTTGAGTTTTTATTTACAGTTTTTACAAGGGTTTGATTGATATACTTTGCTTGAAGCGATTATTTTTTTTTAGTTGAATCCGATTCTTCTACAATGGTCCACTCATCCGAATTTTCATAATGCCGTCTCATAGATTTATGAATCTGCAGCATGTTTGGAGATGCTTTATGAATAAGACCGATGTGATCTTTTTTAATGAGCTTTCGTTCGGCGATAACCGGTTCAACGGCATTGTTTACTGCCGGCATCTCGGTTAAAGTATTTTTATCAGCCTTAGCCATTTCCTAATTCGTTTTCGTTGATAATTTCTACAACTCCCGGATAGTTTTCTACCTGCTTTTGTGCAATGTTCACATCAATAAATCCGGTAATGATTCGATTGGTTTGTACGTTTCTTAATCGGACCTTACCGGCCATACTAACCGAAACAGCTTTGCCGGGCAATGTGATTGGAGCAACCGGAGCATTTACCGAAGGGATGTCCAATTCAGGGCTATCGGGATTGGCTCCATCAATTGGCGTTTCAGGTGCTGCACCTTCAACCGGAATATCAACCGGTTGCTGTTGTTCCGTTTCGTCCACATTTACAACTCCTGCATCTGTTGCTGCAGGCTGTGGTTTTTGCTTACTTGTTGCTGCAGGCTGTGGTTTTTTTGTAACTGCCATAACTAATGATATTTAAGAGACATAACAAAGGTAATAAATTTTATTACTGAACAAAATAATTTATTCGGATATATTTATAAGCTTGTTGCTATATACCACAAGGTACCCAACCAAAATAGCACTGCGATAATCAGCCCTACAATGACTTGTTTTTCGGGTGAGAGTCTCATTTCTTTCTTTTTGGGATTGCAGTATGTGTACAGTTGTAGCCACCTCTTTTAACGCAAAAATTATCTGTGTTTGTATCGGGCATCATGCCTCCCCATTTATGCTTACCTCCATCTACACGCTTGGCCGTTTGATTGGCATAGGCCATTCTAATCTCTTCGCGTAATTGCTCTTTAGGGATGAAACCATTCAGGTCATTAATCCAGTGTGTACACTGTCCGCGTGAGTCTTTCAATAATCCTCCTGTATAGGTGATGCCTACATAATCCAAAGCATTTGCAACCGACTGCATCTGCTGTCCTTGCATTTGGCTTATAGAATCACGAGCGGTTTGTGTGAGGTATGATTTTAATTTACCCCCGGTATCCTTTCCACCTATCACGTAATCCTTTAACTTTTGCCTGGCTGTGTTGATGGAATCGCCGTAAGTAATGGAATCGTCAATTATTTTCTGTATGGGGCGCGTGAAATCTTCGCGTATCCCTGATTGTAATAGCGTTGTAACAGCCGCTTGCTGCCACTTACTCTCCATGGCCGATAGTTGTGTTGTATTTACATCAAAACCACCGGCATTGAGTATGGTTGTAGTGTTTATGGTTATCTTTCCGAAGTCACGAATAAATATTTGTGCCTGGTCTACATAGCCCGATCGAACCAAGATGTCATTGATTCGCTGTTCTATTTCGTTGAGATGTTCGGCAGAGATGATATCGGAAAAATTGCCTCCTATGGAATCAAACTGATCAATAAAGCTCATGATCTCATCATAAACCTTAGACTCTATCGATGGTATTCCGATAGTCAGCTCTTCGATGATCTTGTCTTTGAGAGCTTCGTTCTGTGCGAAGATTGATTTAGCCATTTTGGTTGTAAATTCCTTGTGGAACCATGGTAGCCACTTCAGTTTTTAATTTCTCAATCAAGACTGTGTTGTCGGTATTCACAAATACATCATACGACATCTCTTTTGCAATACGCATGAGTATTTTATAGCCTTTCTCATGAATGAGTTTATCTTCACTGGTGTATAGCCCACTCAAATATTTTAATTTCAATCCATCGCCACAAATACCATATAGGTAATCGGTGTCGTACAGAATCTCGTTTATTTTTGACTGGACAGCATCATCACGATAAATCTTGTTGGTAACAACGTATTGCATCTCTCCAAGAATCATCGCATCATCCGTCTTCGTTTGAACGTCAACCAACTCGTTCACGAGATCAGAGTTAGTCATCAAATCTAATTGCTTTGGAGGGTAGATTATAACCTCTTGCTTTTCGTAAGTTTGGGTAGCGCCGTTGTAGTTTCTATATGCTGCAATAAACTCAACTGCTTTTTTTATTTGAACAAACAAAAACTGAGAAATGGTACTCATGTAGGTGTACTGATCCTTGCGGTCCTCCTTCTTAGCCTCTCCACTTTTATTTGTTACCGGAATATCCTTGTTGATGTAGAGCGATTTTTCGCAGCGATCATAAAACGCTTGCCATCGTTTAAAGTGATACTCAGGAATAGCAACATCAGGCGTGATGAACTTTGCCATGTCAGGCATTACATTACCGAGCTTCATGAGCTTCTCTTCCGTGATAGTGTAAATCTCACCCGGATTAATTGACATGATACCGGATCCGTTGCAAGTATTACATACTTCAAGGCCCCATCCACCTGGATACTTCTCGGTATTGTTTACGTTTATGCGGCCAACACCATTGCAGGCCACACATGAGGGCTCAACAGATTGCTTAATTGGGTAAGAATACTGCTTGGTCATCATCTCATCATCAGACATATTTCTTACGAGCAAATCTGCCCAAAATACGAAGGGCTGAATGAAATTATTATCAATTTGCCAGCAAGGTATCTCACCGAAGTTGTGAACGATTACTTGAATAACTCCATACTTATCGCGCTTCACCTGTTGAAACTTATCAAGGAAATAGATATTGCAATCATCTTCAAAGGCAATGCTTTCTTTGTCCTGCATCAACACTTTCGAAGGGCATATCATCTCAATTGATGGACCAACCGGTTTAGTCATATCGCCATCGTAATCACCAATGATTACAGCCATGTAACCGTTTGGATTCTCTAACAGAAACTCTATTGCTTCCCAAATTTCTTCATGGATATCGTATTGGTCAAAATACTCATCCGTTTTTGGATCCACAATGATGTTGTAGTTGTTTGGTTGAACAATGGATCCTCTGGCGAAGTTTAAGAAGCGGTCGAAAATTTCTTTAGCAACCGGCGAATAGATTGACAAGCGCCAATTATACAAAGCATCCGATTCGTTGGCATGCCTGTTTAATAACCGGGTCTTGAATAAGCGATCAAAGCGCGAATCGTATGTTTCGGGTATGATGGTTTCTCTACCTACATTATACTTCGGTCTAGCTCCGCGGCTGTGGATCTGAACAGACAAGGAAGCCCCTACCCGCTGACTATGTTTTGCGGGTAGGAGACCTTCTTGCTTTTCATCAAACTTTCGGAAGAATTCTTCGTGAGTCATCTTTTGATTTTTAACGTTACAACGCCGTTAGTACCCGCACATTATCTATCCGCGCCGAATTGGTTGTGCCTACAATCTTGACGCGTATCTGCGTGACCCTACCTGCAGCCGAATATTGGATGACATTGGTAGTTGTTGCACCATTACCCAATCCGTTGGCTGTTAAGTTCGTCACCATTCCCGGATAAGCATTGAATATCCATCCCGAGCTTGTACTAGAGGCTGTTACTTGTAGCGTATCGCAGTTGATTCCTGTTGTGCCCACAACCTGGTTTAAATTAGTCCAGGATGAATCGGCAGAACCCACAACACGACCTTGGATGATGATCTTTCCGGTCCAAGCTCCATTGAACACGTGGTACGAAACTGCAATACGGTACTTGCCCGATGTTGCAGCGTTCAATGAGTTTAAAGGAGTGAGGAAATACTTTGTTGAAGCTGCCGTACTTGTATCAAAAGTGGCTGTTCCGACTGTGTATCCGTCGGTCGATTTGTACATCGTGATTTGCGCATTGGCGCTCATCGATGTCATTGCTGTTAAAACTGTCAGCATCAGTAATAAACGAAACTTTTTCATTTGTTTTTCTTTTTTACAATGATTAAATGCGTGATAATTAAATGTGTGATTTTGAATGATAAGTAATAAATTTTATTACCTATTTTGGTTGATAAAGCCAGCCCAATGTAGATTGAGCCCCAGCCGCGATAATATCGAGGTATGGAGTTGTGATTTGTCTCAAAGGATCGCCAACGAAATCGATGATGTAGTTTTTGAATTCAACGCTTTGACCTTCCACATCATGGTCGTAACCAATGAAGTAGTTGATGTCGTATGAACAAAACTCACCTTTCGAATTCAAGAAGAGATAAATTTTACCCTCATCGGTAATATAGCCGCGAATTTTGCAGGCTTTATTTTGAATGATGTTTTTGTAAAACAATCTGTCCTCGTATGGAGATGATGAACCGTCGGACTTTACATCAGTAGCCGAATAATCTTTCGCAGTCAACGTTCTACCGGTAGTGATAGTTTTAGGTGGCGTGCGTTTAGATAAATAAGACTTCTTTGTAGTTGCCGGGTCGGACCATTGGAACTCTGCAAGCTCAAAAGTTGCTGACACCGAATTTGCAGTAATGAGAGCGGCTAATGCCGTCGCAAGTGCAATGTCGTTATAAGTTCCTGTTGGGAAAGCAGTATCACAATTAGCAATGAGTAAACGTACCGGAATCTCCGATCGAATACCTATGTCGCACTGCGATTGTTGGCTTAATACCAAGGCGTTTACGCAGGCGCTATCGCATGTTGATAACATTTGTGAGAGTTTTAATTGTTAATAATTCGTGTCTTGCAAACCTTATTATTGACAAACAAAAACTGTTTCACACTTGCTTGATTGCAAATATAAATATATGTTTGGATATGTATGGCCATTTAATTCATTATTTGTTTCAAAGAGCGAATTAATATCCGGTTGCAAGTATTCTACCCAGTCGAGTTTCGTTGTCTTAGCAGCCATACACGTTTCGAAAGCATCGGCATACCACTGCGGAATGGGCAAACTTTTTAACAAATATTTCTTTGTTACGGATGATTTGAAGCTGCGTGATCGTGAGTTATAAGACTTCTCGAACACTGATGGCACTCGCTCTATTTCTGCAGGTATGCGCATGTACAACTTATTTGCGGCCATAGCATCGCCTCCGGATGAATGGATCTGGCCCGAACAATCGATAACGCCTGAAGGATACGTTGATTCTACAAAAATTGTAGGCTCATCGCACTGCACAACACGAAAAGGCTTTGTATAGTACTCCTGTGTTGTTCCATAAGTAACCAATTCAACGGTGAGCTTGAATCTGAAGCACGCAAAATCTTCATGAGCACAAACGGGCGTTGAGAATATAGCATCGAATAAATTGGGCGAGCCGTTAATTGTCAAAGAAGCCGTTGCTACCTCTAGGGCTGTCATGGATAGACAAACGCTACCCGATTTCCATTCAATCAAAGGTGCAGGAATACTATCTGTGCCATACTTAAACACGTATATGGTGCCAGCGAAATCAAGATAAACCAAATCGCCTTCACCCACATCGAATGTGTAGATCTCTCGATTATCACCAATGGCATCTGCTAATCCAAGACCTAATAAAAATTGATATTCGGCAATTCTGTTTGTGCTATCGTTGATGTAACCGAAGTTAAATTTATTGATTGTTGAATTTGAGTAATCACATAGCGTGGTTGCCGTATCTCCGCTTACTATGGAGAGTGATACCTTATCGCCAATAGGAAGCCCACCACCATTCATGTCAACAAGCCCGTAAGGAAGTTGGAATCTGAGCGATATCAAATCGGTGCGTTTAACCGGAATGTAGAAAGGTTGGTCATTATCGCCACCGTTACTGCAGAAATCGGATACGTCCGACTGTTCCCATAAGTGTATCATATTAATTTCGCTTTAATTTTTATTTCTCTTTTCTGATAATCAAAATCAACCGAGTATATTTCGGCTCGTTGTACTCCGTCCTTTAGCATTACTTTTTGGTAGATGTTGAGGCTGCTAAATCTGCAACAATACTCCAGGGTAAAATCAACATCGATGTTTGATTTCTTTGATGCACTTGGTATGCTGGCCGATTGATATTCCCATAGATTTTTAAACCCATTACTGCCAATATTATTCGCATCCGGGTCAAACGACATAGGGTAATTGTAATTCTTACAATCGGATGAAAGTAATGGCCAAAAATTCGGCTCATCATCTTTCATGGCTTGTATATCGGCTCCATCCTCTCCATAAATGTCATACTCTGCACCGGCAACCCTTGCATCCTTTATAGGTGATGTGGGTTCGTAAATTACAATCTTTGGTAATGCAAAAGTATCGCCTTGTGTTTTCAAGCAGCCCGAATAATCAGAGCTTGTTAGCGTGTTACTCAAAGCCTTATCTATGTTTACGTCGTAGGCTCCATCCTGGCCATCAAGCACACAAGCGGCCACGCCTAGCTCATAATTATTTTGCTCAATGATTTCGTTGAAATTCTTGTTGTTGCTACCATCTTCGTAAATGCCATTGAAGCGTGATAGTAATTCGTTGCCGATATTATCGCTTGGATCTGTGCCCCATTTGAACGTCATGCGTTTGGGTTTGCCTTGGCCATTAAACGTATAACACACATCGCCCAGTAGGTAACTTGAGTCCGTTCCTGTACTAAAATCCACAGCGTTCCCTGTGCCCCAAATGCTTTCTCCAATTAAATCAAACCGGTTAAAATAAACAACGCTGTCTTTTATAAACCATCTTGCATTGAACGGCTGTTTTAGAATGGAAAGAAATTTGTCCAAGGTCCAACTCACCTCATTTGCGGGAATGTAATCTTTGCCCCCATCCATGTCAACACCCTTCTTGGTAAATGCACTCACTAGGCAAGCGTAATAGTACTGGTTGGTGTACCCGTTTGCATCCACAGCAAGGTAAAATGTGGGTATGGTTGCACTGTCTGCAGTTGTGCCACAGATGCTGCAGATGTTGTCGATGTAGGTGCGTATAAACGGAGCCGGGAAGCCTCTCGAACACCCCATCAAGCTTTCGGCAAATCCGTATCCGATTTGAGGCACGGACCAGGACCCTCCAAGAAAGTTAACTATCCATACAATAATTCCCGTCATGCTGGCGATGGCAATATTGATAGACAGAATTGCCGCAGATACCGCGTTCACAAATGTGATCAATACGCCGTATAAAAACGTAGGTTTTACCACATCGCAGTATCTGAAACGAGGGTGAGGCATGCCGCTTGCCGGGTAATCTTGAAACTCACCACTGTTATTTGTACCAATTGGGTACTGGTGTATGCAATCGAGTACCGGATTGTATTCGATGAGTGTGAGATGGAGCTTACACTCGCCATTATCGCACCACGAAAGATTCTTATCTTCAATTTTAAAGTACATCTCAACATCTCCACAATCCTGATCAGTTACACGAATAACAAAAAAGTTTGCGTAACGGTCTGCACTGTCTATTAATTGAGATTTTACTTCAACATAGGCGTCCTCCCAAATCTCAATTTCACCGGTTGCATGTTTTTGCGGATCGTTATCGCTATTGAGTGATTTGGATAACTTCATATCCTGTATATTCACGTACTTCGAATAATCAACCCATCCGGATGATGTAATGTTATCCCAATTTAGATTGAATTCTACTTTCATTAGGAGTTTCTCATTTGGTTTATAATACTTAAGCGTCCAAGTTGAGAAGCAATACGTGTGCTGAAGCCATCGGCATCGGCATTGAAATGCACATTCACTTCTCTGCCCGATAGTTTATCATCAATCGATTTCAGCAAGCCTTCCATACTGGCAGTATTCAAATTTGTTTTTACAGTGTTGTGGTCGGCAATGGCGCTATCTACATCAAGCGTTCGAGGCATCAGTACGTAAGTTCCACCCATCTTTTTAGCAATGAGCTTGCCTGTGTGCATGCCCTCCAACATATCTCGATGTTTGGATGTGAGTGATTCGTTCATCACAAATTCTTTTTTGTGGTATTTGTAGCCTCTATTGCCCAAAGAGTTTGAAACATCTGTCGGATCTCCATCGCCTGTGTAACCTCCATCTCTAAATCCTTGCCCTCCCTGGTTGATGGACCTGATTGCACTTACTGAAGCTGCGATACCGGCTAAGATAGCCAGCACATTAGCTGCAATGAGCACCGGATTGCCTCCGCTTGCTATGGTTTTAACAGCGCCCGATATGGCTACGGCTTGATTTGCCACAATGGTTGCCGCATCTATTGTTCGTTGCTGCTTCTCGTACCGATCACGCTTGCGAACCAGCTCATCCAATCGGTTCTGCTCTATTTTCAGACTCGCATTGCTTGATGTTTTTGCAACCTCCACACGCTTTTCCTGTGCTGAAATTAATTCGTTGATATGATTGATCTCAGTGGTGTATATGCTTGAAATTTGAGTTTCTAAACTATTGGCATTGGCAATCAGTTCTTTTTCGGCTGCAGCTTCCGCATCATCCAGCTTCTTCTTTTCTGCTTTCTCGTCTTTTGCGCCTTGAACAAGTTCAGCACCACCCTTTTTAATAAGATCTGCGATATGTTGTTGGTGTGTTTTTTCCTTAGCTTCTGAATCTTTGTAGGCTTGCTCTTTTTCATTTTTCGCTTTTAGGTCCTGATCATACAATCCATCATAATAAGCCTTCGCATACTTATCACGAATCATTTTCAGTTCTTTTTGGTAAGCCTGTTCAACTACGAGCTTATCGTGGTCGCTGGCGCCTTTGAGTTTCTTTTTATCCTCCTCGTTCTTCTGAAATAAAAGTTTCTCCTCGCGGTCTTGTGCGTCCATGAGTGCGAGCTTGGCATCATTGATAACCTTGGCTTGATCAATAGCATATTTCTTCGCTTCCTCTGCTCTTCGCTTTGCCTCCTCCGCTGCTTTTGCTTCTGCTTCAGGGTCGGCATCTTTTGCATTAGGATTTAAAGCGCCTTTATCGTTTGGCGCCAATCCGAGAAGGGCTAAATGTTTCCCTTTTAGGATTGTGGTTTGTTGTTCAAGATATTTTTTCGATTTCTCAATATCTTTTTCCAAAGAAGCTTGCAAGGCTGCGGATCGGTCGTCATTCATAGCCTTCAATAAGTCATTCTGCTTATGATCAATCTCAATGCGCAACTTGTCCAACTCTCTTTCTTTATCACGCAAGGATTGTTTTTCAATTTCAATTTGATCCTTGGTGAAATTTTTAATCAAGCCCGCATATTTATTTTTCACAAGCGTCTCCTGCCTGTTTTCTTTTTCTGCAGGTGTTTCTAGCGCATAGTTTAAAGCCTGTAATGCCCCTGTGATTATTGGAAGGATTTTTATTTTGATTCTCTCAAATGTAGAACCCAAATTTTCTTCTATGTTTTTAAGCGACGTTTTGTTGATTGCCTCCATCCCCTCTGCAGTCTTTGCCCAAACATCTGCACTTCCTGCCAACTTAGTTGCAAACTCTCCAAGCACCACATTCAAACGATCGTGTTCGGTCTTAATGCCCTTTACACTGATACCGTAATCTCGCAGGGTTTGACCTCCGCGTCCTTCTAAAATATTCACCACCTTTTCGGATGCCCCAACCAAATCGCCGTCCATTTTGGTTGCAAGTTCAAGGATAACAGGGGTAACTTTTGAAATCTCATCACGGCTCAACTTACCATATTGAACCAAAGCCGTTTGAGCCTTGATAATATCATCGTTATCAAATAAACCGTGAAACTGTTCTGCTAATTGATCTGCTTCTGTTTTTAATCCTTCAAAGTATTTATCCTTGCCGATAACGTGGAGAGCACGTTGTAAGTTTAACGCTGTTTTCTCGGCATCCTCAAACTCTGAGATAGAGTCGCCTACAAACGATTTGATACCTTCGATGGCGGCAGTAAACGTAAATACACCTGCTCCTAATCCAAATCCTTCGAGCAGCGAAGTTCCTAAACCACCTCCTTTTGATTTAGCTGCGAGAGAGTCCATCTGCTTCTCAACATTCTTTAGATTCTTAAGCAAGCCCTCAACCGTCTTCGGGTCATTGGTCTTGGTGATTTCCTTTAAAAGGTCGGATTGTTTTTTGCGAAGCGTATCAACCGTTGTAGCTTGTTTCTTGTGGGCTTCAGTGATATTATCTACCGCTTTTTTTGTTTTACCAAGCTCATCGTTTAAGGTCTTAACTTTCTTAGGATCATTGGTCTTAGACATCTGATCGTTAAGCCTTGCGCCTTTGAGTTTGAGCTCTTCAAGATGTTTGTCCTGGTTAGATAATTCCTGAGACAAGCCCTTAAGCGCCTTCTCATTTGTTTCCCAACTTACTTTTGCTATCAGATCAAGTATTTCCATTTGAATTAAGTGTTAAGTACTCAATTCAAATAGGCTTGAGGTAAGCCAACAATATGTGTTAAACGCTTCTAGTAATGGCACTCATACCACATCCACGAGTAAAGCTTATTGTGGGCATAAAATGTATCATGCGCGGCTTGTGGTGTAGGCAAATAGCTTGCTGAAGGGTAAGGGAAATCTGCGACTGAAACAAGAATCGTATCTCTTTTTCCGATAACCACACTGTCCATCACATCCTCCCACAGATAACATTTATAGCCTTGCAGCCTTGTTTTTGATGCTTTCTTACAGCCCTCAAATGCAGTAAGCGATAGCATTAAGCCAACGAACAGTAGTAAGGATGTAGTTAATTTCATAATGTAAATTTAGTACTTATTTTATTTTCTTGCGATTATCATCTGTTTTTCTTCTGGCTTCAATTTTCTTTGCATCTACGTTATTGGCATAAATGAATTGATACAAACCTTCCAAGCTCCACGACATCAACTCCTTTAACTCTGATGGTACTCTATTCGCTATCGTAAAGAGTAGATAATTCCGCTCTTCGATAAAGTTTTTTATCAATCTATCAATGTCGGTAATTGTGCTATCCTTTCTTCTGCGGCTTGGAATACGGCTAAAATATCTTTGATCGAGATATTCTGAGATCCGTTTATTTGCTTCCAAACCGCATACAAAAAAAAATCTTTTTCATCCTTCCACACTTCTTTCTTTTTCTCCTGCCATTCAGGAAGATATTCTGCAGGCTCATCGTCCATCATCACGTACACGCATGCTAATTCTTCGTACATCTCCTTTGATGCCATGAACCCGATGCGACCTTTCACGTTCTGCCCGATAGTGATGACGTCTTCTCTAAACTTATTGAAGTCTTTCGCCTCCAGTGCTCTATCAATGAGTATTTGCGATATAGCCAACAAGAAGTCCTGCGATAATCCTGCGCGTATATATAACTCCTGGACCTCTGCCACCATATACCGCGAATGCAGAATCTCATCTGCCTTGCTGATCAGATAAAATTTGTGTTCGCCTATTTCTTTTATCGGCTTGGCTCGGTGTCTTGGATGTTGTGGTATCATGTTACAAAAGTAATAAATTTTATGACCGACGTTTTACATAATCGTTAAAATAGGTGAGCATCAGGTAGACGAAGGTGTCTACAAGGTGCATACCGTACTCCGTATTGCCCGATGTTTTGTACAGCTTATCCTTACCTTCCTCGGTTGTGGCAATCCGTAAATCGTTTCTCAGGTCCTCTGTTGTATCCCGATTGAGGATAAAGTTTGGATGATTTTGGAGCACGGTATTGCAGAAGGTCCGCATCTCTCTCCAATAGTTTTCGCCTGCATAGTTGATCTCGGGCTTATCAACCTGCATCATGCTGATGTTGAGTTCGTTTCTGATCATCGAGTACATCGTTTCGTTAGGGCTGTTGTACCCCTGATTACGACTATTACCCGAAGGATCACCGGTGACTCGAAATACGGCCATTGGAAAGTCTGACATAATGCGCCTGCATAAATCACGGACCGTACAATTATGAATCTTGTACGATTTTAGGCAATGGACAAATGAACGTGGCGCCAACTGCCATGCCGTACAAGTAGCAGGATCTATGTTGAAATCCCAAGCAAGGATAATGGGATAACCTTCGATTCTTTGGACCGTACCCACGTGCTTCGATTCGTCGTAAGCGTAAAAGAATGGATTCTTATTATCGAAGCTATTCCAATCCCCGTCAATCATTCGCGCTCTTACATCCGGGGGCATGCTTGACCAAATTTCCCACTGGCTCTTAGTGTTTGATGGCTCGTTAATTGGCGATAGTGGAAAGTAAATGTGGTTCTTTGGTAGTGTGCCGTCTTTATACTTCTGATAAATTTCTTTTTTAATCCATCCCGGATGAGGATTGAAGGTTGCAAGCTCAATGGGTCGAGGCTCTTTGAGTATATGCCACGACCCAAGACGCTGACGGACCGCATTTCGATATTCCATCGACACGTCTTCGAGCTGATCAAAAAAGCACCCATTAATCTCAAGCCCTAGTGTATCTGTGAATCCTTTATCCCTACTTTCATTGGCGCCTATGAATAGTAGCCTTGATTCTGTTGGTTTGTAAGTGAGATGATAATTACCGGGCTTCCTACTCCAGTGCCAATTCTTTTGCCCTTGAATAATCTTACCGATAGTCTCGATGGTTGTGCTTTCAAGTATCGTCATGTCCTTTCGATGAACTGACCACTTCGAATTCGGATACATTTTTGCAAGCGTGAGTAAGGCTAAAGAATTTGTAAACGATTTTGCACCACGAATGGCACCGCCCGAATAAATTACGTTATGAGGCAGTATGCCCTCTGCACTCTGAATAATTGTGTTAAACAACTTTTCTTGTGTGGGCCTGCCTTTGAAAGTTATCTCCATCAGGATAAATCTATTTCTTGACCGTTCGAAAGTTGAATTTTTTGACTAACGGCTTTGCCATCCGGGTCCGTGGCTGCTAGCTTGGTTGGTGCCTTCCATCCCATTGTATCCCGGATGGAATCTAAGGCTGATAGCTTGCTGTTGAGTTTAATTTCGACCGTGTTGCCAATATGATATCTTTCATCTCCGGTTCCTTCGAATTCTTCAAACACTTTGATTCCTGCAATGGCTGCGCCGGCTACATCATCCAAGTCTTTAATGTTCTTGAGTGAATTGTTCTCGTTGTAGATGGTTCTGAGATCAAAGAAGCCTATTTTGGCATACTCTTCAAGCACGCGTTCTTTTGTGATAATGGCTCTACTTTCAAGCTCGTCAGTGAGTTTTTTCAAATACTCTTTTACCTTAACATAAGTTAACAGCCTCGAACCGGTTTGCGTTGCTGTCTTTTTCGAATAGCCGGCTTCGATGGCTGCGAGTGTGGCATTGCCACCATTTTTGAAATACTCAATAGCGAACAACTTTTGCTGAACAGTTGTGCCACCTATTTTCTTACTTCCTGCCTTTGCCATGAAACAAAGTTAAAATTTAGTTTTGGTTATAGTAATAAATTTTATTACTAATATGTATATTCGTTCTATGAAAAAACAATTCTTATTCTTGATGATGGTATCATGCTTATCATTATCAAGCGTTTCTGCAGATGCCAGCCCTCCAAAGCACATTGGCATTCACGAATCGAAAATCAAACAGAGTCTAGCCGATTTCAAACCGGTTTCACGAATGGCAATTACAAGCTATGCGTATGATTGCGCTGCAGTTCTTGCCGAAGATTATTGTTTCACCGATGCAAAACCTCAACCAATGGTACAATTGGTTTGCCCTACATCTCCGATTAAGTCGGTTGATGGCTTGGGCGTTCTCTCATACGATGGTGCAACAAATATGTCTCGAATACCGGATTTAGGCTTTCACTACATTAGAGGAGCCTGTACACATAATTGGTGTTAAAACCTTACAATATTTAAGAGCCCGCTTGGAGAAGAGCGGGCTTTTTGTTGGGTGTTAATTCCTTGAATTAATGAACAAAATATTTATTCACTTCCTTTATATACGCCTATTCATTACGTTTCACGATCGTATATCTCTATTGATCTCAAACACCATAAAGTAATAGTAAAAAGCTGACTTCTGTGATTTTGTCAAGCCGCGTTCCCCGTTATACATAAGTGATAAGGTAGATTTGTCAATGTTCAGATGCTTGATGATATCTGCATTGGTAATTCCAAACTCGCCCATTTTTGAAGTAATCCAATCGAAGTCAATCTCATCCAAATTTGGATTGAATGTGAGAGCACTGTAAAAGGTGCGATAGTCTGCAGGAATAACATCTTTGAAAAGCTCTTTTACCCGTGTTACAAGTTGGTGCTGGCTAAGTATCCAATTATTGATGAGTTTCTTTTGCTCAACGCGGAACTTAATCTTTTTTCCTGCAGCATCAAATTCAAGTATTGATATGTGCACGCCGGTTGTGGCCGCGATTTTATCTCTGCGTTGAATAAGTTGTTTAGCCGGCTCTTCGTTTACGAACCAGGATAATACTTCAATTTCTTTTTTTGTGGTCATGATATGAAAGTTTAAAAGCGGGGCCGAAGCCCCTGCTTTGTTTACAATTTAATTTCGTTCAAGTTGGTTAGGTCAAAGATTGCAATTTGCTTGTTTGCTCTTCCAAATTCAATTGCTTCCTTTAAGTTTGTGAACACCTTGCAACTGTCAAAGTAGAAGTGACCATTTTCTGAATTTAGCCAACCTCCAATGATGCTGTCATGATTCATCGCATGTTCGATAACTTTTCTCAAACCGTTTTCTCCGAAACAGTTTTGAGTTTCTTCGTATGATACAACGATACCATACTTTACAAGTGAATTGGTTTTGCAGTTGAACGTAAACCCGTAAGGATTTTGAGCTGCGATTTGTAGGATTTGTTTTTCCATTTTAAGTACTGTTTATGCCCTTCGGCGGTTAATAATACTCAAAGATAATCATTTGTTTGCGTTTCGCAAACTTTTAAGTAAATTATTTTAAAAATATTTTCCCTTCAAAAAGGACGATAGTAGTCCGAAATGGAGTGCTAAGGATGATAATATCATCCTCAGCCGGTAGTTAGCGGTCATTG